TGGTCTTAAAGCTAGGGGTTTACGCATCAAAGGGGATGATTCGCCTCTCATGCCGGGTGAGTTCCGTGACGTTGACGTACCGGGTGGTGCAATTCGTGACGCGATTACTTTCATTCCTTACAAGGAGCCAAGCTCCGTCTTGTACCAGTTACTCCAAAATATCGTTGACGAGGGGAGAAGGATTGGCTCCGTTGCAGATATACAAGTTGGAGACATCAACGCGCAAGCGCCAGTAGGAACAACACTTGCCTTGATGGAGCGTTCCATGAAGGTTATGTCTGGAGTGCAGGCTCGCTTACACGCCGCGCTAAAGAAAGAGCTTAGGTTATTATCTTTTGTTGTTAGGGATTTTATGAGTGAAGAATACGCTTATGAAATAGAAGGAGACTTTTCAAGATTAAAAGATTTTGATGATAGAGTTGATGTAATACCAGTCTCTGATCCAAATGCAGCAACAATGTCACAGCGTATTATGCAGTATCAAAGTGCACTACAACTATCTCAGCAAGCTCCACAATTATATGACATGGGCAAGCTTCATAGACAAATGCTTGAAGTTTTAGGAATAGATCAAGCAAAAGAAATAATTAAACTTCCTGATGAGATTAAACCAGCAGATCCAGTTACTGAGAATATGGCAATGCTTAAACAAGAGCCAGTAAAAGCATTTAAGTATCAAGATCATGAGGCGCACATACAGGTTCACACAGCTGCAATGGAAGACCCAAAGTTAAGAGAAATTGTAGGACAGTCACCTTTTGCCTCTGCTATTCAGGCCGCTATGACAGCGCATATAACTGAGCACGTTGCATTCCAGTACAGAAAAGAAATAGAAGAAAGACTTGGTGTCCCAATGCCAGATGAAGAAAAGCCTTTACCAGAAGATGTGGAAGAAGAGTTGTCCAGAGTCACTGCTGAAGCTGCTTCAAAGCTATTGCAAAAGAACACACAAGAAGCTCAAGCAGAAGAGCAAAAGAAACAAGAGCAAGATCCTTTAACTCAAATTCAAAGAAAAGAGCTTGAAATAAAAGAAACAGAGCTACAGCATAAGATTGCAATGGATAAAGCAAAGCTTGACTTAGAGAAAATGAAAGCTGAAACAAATGAAGATGTTCAAATGGAAAGAATTAAATCTGAAAATAAAAGGGAAGGCGCAAGACTTGCTGTAGATATGGCTAAAGAAAAAAATAAAATGACTAAAGAGGGCGTGGAATTAGCTATGGATTTAGCAGAAAAGATAGATAACAATGCGCAATGAGACCCTTTACACACCAATTCTAAAAAAAATTAGAGAAGAAAAAGAAGCTGTAACTATTCATATGGCAAACGGAAGACCTAAAAATTTTGAAGAATATCAAAGACTTGTAGGCAGACTAGAAGGTTTACAGTTTATTGAAGATGAAGTATTAGGCATAGAAAAGAAATTTATTGACGACTAGGGGGTTACAAATTGTCAATAGGTGTGTATAGTTAAAATTAGACTAGTATGTCTAGCACGGGAATAAGCCCGCATGGTAACGGTGAGCCATAATCACTGCAAAAAGGAACAGGGATGTACTCTGCACAAAAAGTAAACTATGAGGAAGATTTAAAGTTAAAACTTCCTGAGCCAAAAGGTTATAAGCTGTTAATAGCTATCCCAAAGGTTGAAGAAAAAACGAAGTCAGGCGTTTATATGCCAGACACCTTAACAAAAATGGAACAAACTGCTTCAATTATAGGTCTTGTTTTAGAGATGGGAGAAGACGCATATAAAGATGATCAAAAGTTTCCAAACGGCCCTTACTGTAAAAAGGGTGATTTTGTTATATTTAGATCTTATTCTGGAACTAGATTTAAAGTTGAGAATGAGGAATTTCGTTTAATTAATGATGACACTGTGGAAGCAGTTGTTGATGACCCTAGAGGATTTGCAAGAGTATGAGCGATAATACAGCTGAAAAATTAGAAAATGAAGTTAGCGAAGAGCAACTTGATTTAGAAGTGGAGGTAATAGATGACACTCCAGAAGAAGACAGAAACAAAACAAGGAACGAAAACGCTCCTAAAGATAATATCCCAGAAGAAGAAGAAATTAAAAATTATTCTGAGGATGTTCAAAAGAGACTTAAAAAACTCAAATATGAATATCATGAAGAGAGAAGAGCTAAAGAAGCAGCTGAGAGAACTCAAAACGAGGCTGTTAGCAGGCTTGAAAAAGTTCTGGAAGAAAATAAAAAGCTAAGAAAAACCCTTGATGATGGAGAGGGTGTTTTAGTTGATCAAGCTAAAAAAAGAGTTACAGCAGAAATAGAAACTGCAAAAAGAGAATACAAAGAGGCATACGAATCTGGTGATTCAGACAAGATACTAGCTGCACAAGAAAAGTTAAATAGAGCGCAGAACGAGCAGTTTAAAGTTGAGTCTTATAAGCCACCAGTGAGGGAGGCTGAAAAAGAGGTTTCCCCTTCCTCTCAGGAAAGTAAGCCTCCCGTTCAAAAGAGACAGGAGCCAACATCAGCTGATAAAGCATGGCTAGAAAAGAACGATGAATGGTTTAATAAGCCCGGACATGAAGAGATGACTGGATTTGCCTATGGAATACATGAAAAACTTGTAAAGGCTAATATAAATCCATCACTTGAGCCGGATGAGTATTATAGAAGAGTTGATGAAGGGCTAAGAGAAGCCTTTCCTAAATATTTTAACAAGCAGAACGTGGAAGAAAAAGAGGTTGAAGCAACGCCACGAACTGCTGGTACCGTGGTTGCCCCGGTAGATCGAAGTGCAAAAAAACCACGCAAAGTGCAATTAACCTCTACCCAAATCGGACTCGCAAAACGACTTGGGCTTACCCCTGAACAATATGCGCAACAATTATTGAAGGAGTCAACAAATGGCTGATAATGTTTTTGATAGAGAATCAAGAGAAGCAAATACTAGAGAGTCTGAAAAAAGAAAAGTAACATGGCAAAGACCATCTGCTTTACCTGACCCTGCACCACAAGAAGGAGTTGAGTTCCGTTGGATCAGAACATCTTCACTAGGTCAGAGTGATATGTCTAATGTTTCTTCAAAGTTTCGTGAAGGATGGGAGCCAGTAAAACTGGAAGATCATCCTGAGTTAAAAGTATTGCCAGATGTGGATTCTAAATTCAAAGGTAATGTAGAGGTTGGAGGATTGTTACTTTGCAAGAACTCCAAAGAAAACATGGAGGCCAGAAGAGATTTTCAGAAGCAGCAGGCAGATTCACAAATGTCAGCTGTTGATAATAATTTCATGAAGGAATCCGATCCACGTATGCCCGTTCTCAAACCAGAGAAGAGTACACGCACAACGTAATTTAATTTTAATTTTAAGGAGACAATTATGTCAGCAACAGCAGCTCCTTTTGGATTAAGACCGGTAGGTAACTTAGGCGGAACATATAATGGTTCGTTTCGTCAGTATCCTATACTGAGTTCTTATTCAACAAGGGTATGCTTCGGGGATATCGTCAAATTAGTCGATGCCGGAAGCACAACTACTATTGAGAAAGATGCTGGAACATCTACAGCTACTCCAATAGGTATTTTTTTAGGGTGCAGATTTATTGATATCAGCACTAAACAATTAACTTTTAGTCAGCAGTGGTCAGGCGCAGCACACACAGAAGGCATGGCTTATGTATGTGATGATCCAAACGTTTTGTTTGAAATTCAAGCAGACGGATCTGTTAATGATGATGATATTGCAGCAAACGCAGCATTAGTACAAGGAACATCAAGTGCAACTTTAGGTATTTCCAGAGTTTCATTAGATATTAGTACAGCAGCTACAACAGCAGCTTTACCAATCAGAATTGTAGATTGGAAAGGCGGTTATGATGGCGATGAAAAAGGTACAGCGTACCCAATAATGCTATGTAAGTTCAATACAGGTCATCAACTTGGTATTGGTGCAGTTTCTGGTAACGCACCGTCAGCAGCTTAATAGGGAGATTGAAATATGGCTATATCAAGAGCACAACTCCTTAAAGAGTTGTTACCGGGCTTAAACGCATTGTTTGGCTTGGAATACGAAAAGTATGAAGACGAACATACTCAGGTGTATGAAGTAGAAAATTCAGAGCGTAGCTTTGAAGAAGAAGTGAAGTTGTCAGGTTTTGGAGCAGCTCCTGTAAAGCAGGAAGGTGCAGCAATATCATATGACACTGCACAAGAGTCTTTTACTGCAAGATACAACCATGAGACTGTTGCAATGGGCTTTTCAATAACAGAAGAAGCAATGGAAGATAATCTTTATGATTCTCTTTCTGCTCGTTATACAAAAGCACTAGCAAGAGCAATGGCTTATACTAAGCAGACAAAAGCAGCTTCATTGTTAAACACTGGTTTTGATACCTTTCAAAGTGGTGATGGTGTTACATTATTTAACACAGCTCACCCAACTGTTTCAGGTGGAAACCAGAAAAACAGACCTTCAACAAATTCTGACTTGAACGAGACTTCTCTTGAGCAAGCAGTTATTGATATCGCAGCTTTCGTAGACGAAAGAGGCTTATTAATTGCAGCTAGACCAAGAAAGTTAATTGTTCCACCAGCATTAATGTTCGTGGCAACAAGACTGTTACAAACAGAATTAAGAGTTGGTACTGCTGATAATGATACAAACGCATTAAGAAGCAATGGTTCAATACCAGAAGGCTTTGCAGTAAATCATTATCTAACAGATACTGATGCTTTCTTCTTAACAACAGACGTTCCAAATGGAATGAAGATGTTCGTAAGAACACCAATGTCAACATCAATGGATGGAGATTTCAACACAGGCAATGTAAGATACAAAGCTCGTGAGAGATACTCATTTGGTGTATCAGATCCTTTAGGTGTCTACGGTTCACCGGGAGCCTAAATAAAATAACTAAGGGCGGTTACAAACCGCCCTTTTTTATGTATACTGTAATTACCTTGACGAAGAATTAACTTCGACATTTGCCAAGACAAGGAGATAAAAATGGCTAATTCAACTTTTTCAGGTCCTATTCGTTCTGAAAACGGATTTAAAACAATAATTAAAAATTCTACAACAGGTGGTCTTACAAACGAAATGACCATGTCTACATATTCCACAAGCATTACTGTTGCTTCATCAGGAACTTCTCACAAAGAATCTTCTATTGGAATACCTTCTAATTTTATTCCAATGGGTGTAGCAATAACAGTAACTTCAGCAGCAGCAAATAATGTCAATCTTGTTGATATTGGAACAGATGCTGATACCGATGGATTTGTAGATGGTATATCTGTTGCTATAAATTCTACAGGATTTAAGGGATTTTTTCCATGCAATGGTGTTTTAGGAATGTCAGGCGGAGCAACTACAGCGGCTACAGAAACAGCAGATGAAGTAGAGCTTGTGATTTCAGGAACAGCAGGTGCTGGTGGTGTTATAGCATTAAAGTTTTTTGGAATATCCTCAGACTCACCAACAGCTTAATAGGAGGGTTAAATGGCAGGTCGATCAGATGTTAAAGCCTTTAACTTTAACCAAGGAGACAGCGCAGCTGTTCTAGGGCCTAGTAGATCTAGGATTAGGCAGGTCGTTATATTTGGCAATGCAGCTGGAGTTTTAACAATCAAAGATGGAAACGGTGGAGATACAATTTTGCTTCAAAGTTTTCCTACAGGATTACATACGTTAAATATTCCAGACCAAGGCATGCTTGCTGAAAACGGAGCTTATATACATGGTTTTACAGGTTCTGGTAATAAACTAACTGTTTTTCTATCGTAATGGCTACAGCCAAAAGAAAAGGCACAATGAAAGGCCATACCATAAGTGGTGGTCACAAACGCCCTACGAAAAAAGGAGCGGGAATGACTGCCAAAGGTGTGGCTAAATACAGAAGGGATAATCCCGGAAGTAAGCTTAAAACAGCCGTAACAGAGAAAAAGCCAAGCAAAGCAAGAGCTGCTAGGCGTAAATCTTATTGTGCTAGAAGTGCTGGTCAAATGAAAAAGTTCCCTAAAGCAGCAAAGAACCCCAATAGTCGTTTAAGACAAGCTAGAAAAAGGTGGCGTTGTTGATTAGTAGAGCTTCTATGAAACAACAAATGAAAGGTAATAGAATGCCAGATTATAAAACAAAAGGTGGAGGAAAGATATCCACAAAAAAATCAATATCTAAAGTAGGTCAAAAACTACTAGGTATGAAGAATATAAAAAAACCCGTTCAAAAGAAAAGTGTAGGAAAATTATTAGAAACAGTATCTCCAG